TCAAGCCCTTCCGGAACTATAATATCAACCTTCATAATCAAGTAACTGTTTTAACGTACTGCGTACCTTCCGTAGTTTGGTCGGCTCAAACGATTGTAGGTAGCATACCTCACCGCATCAATGGCGTGGTTAAATGCATCTACCGGCTTGTTTAATACTTTCCCGTTGTAGTCCTCTACGAATTTATAGTTTCTTAATTCCTTAATCAAGTTGGTACTTGATTTAGTTACATTAAGCCTATATCGTTTTAGCATATCAATACCGGCCATTACGGAATCCTTCCCTTTGGCCGTTGGTTTTATGTTCCAACCAAACAACTGAAGCTCTTTGATTGACTTCGGTTCAGCACTATCTGCAAATATCTCCGTGCGCTTATCGAAGCCAAGCGACTGCAGCTTAATGTGTATATCACGGTTTGTTAAACCTGTCTGATACACAAGCTCTTCGAAGTACAAGTCTAAATCTTTGCGGTACGCCACAACAAGCGTTGTCGGGTCGTTGGTAAAACCAAAGTCCATACCTGCTGCAACAAGCGATGCTCCTTCCGGTATCTTGTCCACCTGTTGGTGGGTGAAGATAACTGCCTTGCTTTGCCCACGTTCTCCCAAACCATATACCTGCCAGTAAGTGTCGTCCGTTTCTTTCAGTCTTTCAATCTCTGATATGATAGCATCTGAAAGGAAGGGATTGTCAAGGTAGGTGGTCTTGTAGAACTCCGCATCGTCTCTTGGTATCACCCTGTCGTATATCCAATGGAACTCGTCAGAAGGGTTATAGTCAAGAATGATTTTACCCGTAGTACGCATCACAAGCTGCTGCCAATCCTCAAAGTGCAGTTCGTTGGCCTCGTTGATATATAACATATCACGCTTACGACCACGAACCTTTTGAGGTTGGTCAAGGGATATGAACTCAATCATATTGCCTCCCAAGTAATACTCGCTGCTGCTTTTGTTGTGAGCCTCCGGATTGTACTTGCCTATGTTGTCAAGTATCTCAAAGAAGTCTCTCATAACCGAAGCCCTAACCGAAGGAAAAGTCTTACGGCATATCGTTAGGGTAAGGCCGGTGTTCTCCGGCTGCAAGCAAAAGGTTATAATCCAAATAAGAATGTTGTAGGTTTTGCCGGAACGTGTACCGCCTTGTTCTACAACTATCCTGCTATTGCTATTTTGCAGGTGTCGGAATACAACATTAGTCTGAAGTGTTGCCATCTATAATCTCAATGCGCAGGCCGGCATCGCCTTCGTGCTGAATTTCTTGACGCTCAACATAGCCACGGCTCTTTCCTTTGGTCTTTAAATAAAAGATAGTAGCGGTGGGGTTGCCACCGCTTATCTGCTTGTGTAGTTGAGTTTCTGCAAAATCAATAGCTACATTCTCAAGCTCTTTTACCGAATCCCTATACATCTCATCCTCTTTCATCCATCGGTAGTGGGTTTCCCTTGATATACCTACACTCTTGCAGGCAGAGGTAACTACCCCAAGCGATTTCTCAAGTGCTTGAAGCATAGCCTTTTTAGTTATGTCAGATTTTGCCATTTTTCTTTTTACTCTTTATTAGTTCCTTTACACTGTTTTCTTGCAGTTCTTCTTTTCTTTTCCGTAGGCTATTCAAGTGTTCAGGGTCGAGGCGTTTCCTCTCCCTTTCCGTTTTTAGTTTACGGATTCTTGCTATCTCATCTCTTGTCCGTTGAATATAGATAGTGTGTTGTCTGCTACTTCTAATGCGATATCAAGTTCGGGTATTACGAGATACCCTCCTGCTACGTCTTTCTTAAATACAACCATATTGGAAAGTACACCTTTGAAGTTTCCTGCATCAAAGTGGTATTTTAATTGGTTGTTCTTGTTTACGATACCGGAAGTGAAAGGGCTTCCTCCGATAGTCCAATCCTGCATCACACGTTCTTCTACTGTCTTTGTGTGGAACTCATAGCGTTCGGGAAAGTATTCTTTGTAGTATCCTACAAGCTCTTGAGCAAAGTTGGTGATAACGTGGTGTTGCTTCTTGTGGTTCATAGCCATTGCCGTAACCGTGCAATAGTCGTGGCGCATAGCTACTCTTGGGGAGTAGCCAAAGATAGCACTTGTGCTTACAAGGCCTCGGCTTCTTTTGCCGGTGCCGTACTGAATGTTTTTTACAGCCCAACGCAATGCGCTGGTGTCCGTATCAAGTTTCTTGTATAGCACCGTAGGTTGGTCGTCAACATAAATAATCACATCTTCTTTTATGATGGTGCTAACGTCAGAGCGCAATGCCGTGCGCTTCTTGAACTTGTCTATGTCAATCTCCTTGCGTTTTAGGTCGAGTCTTTTCATATCGTAGTGCTGCTCTCCACTTTTTTACTTGGTTGATATTGGTAAAGCGGATTTGTATTTCCGCTTTTGCATCTCCCGTCTTTTTACTTGAGTAACGGAAAAGTGCAGGAAATTCTTCCATCAGATACTCTACGTCCTTGATTTTGTTGGCCTTCCTGCGCTCGTATATCTCGCTTTTCTTTCCACGGCCACCAATACCTCCGGGACTATAATGCTTCTTGTGGAAGCAAATGTAGTTGTTGATTAGAACCTTGCCGTACTCGTACAACTGTTGTGCCGTATATCCGTAGTCGTCAGTACTTACCAAGTTTTTATCAATTAGAAGGTCGGTCTTTCTATGAACAACGGCCTTCCCAATGATATATCCTACGTCTCTATACTTTTTGCTGCGGAAGAAAAAGTTCTCGTTGGAACAAAAGCCAATGAGGTTGGCTCCGGTGCGCTCCGCCATCTTCGTCATACCCACTATCTTATCATATACCTTTGAGAAGTCCGTAGGTGTGTTGTAAACGTCTTTAAACTTTTCCGGTTCCCCCTGCACGTCTAACGTGCTAAAACCATAGTGAGCGTCATCTACCATAGTTAGGTGGGTAATGTTGTCGTCAAGGCGTATGTACCATTCCCCTTCCTCTACAAGTTCTTCTATGATATAGTTTCGTATGTCGATTATACTCCTGCGGGTTTCGCTATTGATTAGCCTGTCCTCCGGTATAACTTCTTTGTACAAATCGTATTGTTCTTGGTCGTGGACAACCACGTACCAATCATAACCGTCAAGCAAAGTATGAACGCTTATGCTATCCCAACGGTCTACGCTATTTATGAAGATTTTCATTTAGCCTCGTACTCCTCTAACAATGCTACGATAACATCCGTGTTGCTTTCAAGCTCACGCTCCTCCATAATCTCCTGCAACTTTGCAAGTACGTACTCGTACTGCTGATTGTCGAAGTACATAGTAATCTGCTTGACCTTTGCGTTGATATAAGTATCAAGGTCTTTGTCGAGCTCATCCATATCAAACTCCGGCTCGATATCCTCGTCAAAGTATGAGGCAGGAATATCCAAGCCCCAATCGCTCAAGTCCTCAATCTCCCACTCGTTTGCAAGCAAGTCCCAATCCCATTCTCCAAAGGAACTGTTGTCCTTGATAACGAACTCCTTCTTTTGTTCTTCGGTGAACTCCGAAGCCTTAATAATGTAAACCTCTTTGAGTCCTGCTTCGATACAGGCACGTAGTCTCATATTCCCACCAAGCACAACGCCATCGTCATCTACTACGATAGGGCGAACCTTGAGCATATCAGGGAACTCTTGAATACTGCGGACAAGTTTGCGGAACTTGTCGTTCTTAATAACACGTGGGTTGTTCGGTGCAAGATACACCTTGTTGATTTTTACTAATTCTGTTTTCATTGTTTGTTTAGCCATTCTCCGGTAAAAAAGTTTTCTATGTAGTAATCGTTTCTATTTTCTTTTTCCCACCGCTTGTTGCGGTACTTGGTGTAGCAAATGTGGAAGGGCCGGTATCTTGGTATAACCTTTTTCACCATTCGTGATAAAAACCTTGGGCCAGTGGTTTGTAGCACAAACCGGCCTTTCCAACTATCGTAAACCCCTACGGAGCTTTTCTCTTTATAGTTCTCTTGCATTTCAGCAAGTACTATATCCCAAAACTTAAAAGCCGGTACCGATGCCATAAAGTCGTTAGTAACATAGTCTTTAGTATCACGGTATAAATGCGACACGCTATGTAATAATAACTTCTTGCTCAATAGGTCGTCAAATGGCTTTATAGGATATATATCCAAGTCAGAGTATATACCCCCCTTTGAATGCAAGATAAGGATTTTCATCAAATCTATACGCTGAATATCATAACGCATAGAATTGTAGAAGTCTACAAGGTGCGGGAACTCGCTTTGCAGCAGTTCCTCGCAGTCTTCTCTCAACCATAGTTTGTACTCCCAATCGGTATGCAACTCCGCCATAAGGCGAGAGCTCTCAACGTAGGTCGGGAGCTCTGCAAATGGCTTGGATATTTCAAAGAATATCTGATGTATTTTCTTCGGTATCACAAGGTTTCTTCTATATAATAGCCATCAAGGTCAATGCCGTCTACAAAGAACTTACGGTACAATTCTATACCTTTTCTTGTACGTTGCTTACCGCTTTCGTAGAACTCCTCGCTAACGTGGTACACGCCAATGTCAAGGCTTCCTTTGTCGATAGCAACAAAGTGGAAGTTTTCCGGTGGTATTCCAAACAAGTTGCAGTAGATATACGCTTGTATGTCATAACCATATTTATAGGCTGAATACTTGAAAGCGTTGAGGTCGCTTGTTGTTTTGAGGTCAATGATATGGTCGCCTTGCAGGATATCTGCCTTCGCACGGAACGGCATCCCGTCAAGTGTGTCAACACGAGGAATCTCAAACTCGGCATCTTTCAGATAGCCAAGCACCTTCTCGTTGCGAAGCATATGGTCTTGAAGCCTTCTAACGTCAGCCTCCTCTTTTGAAGTTATAACGTCAAGGCCTTCGTTGGCCTCGACTGCTTCTTTGAACTTCTTGGTGTTTCTTGACTGAACGTCAACAACAACAACCTCGTCCATTTTGTGTGGCTCAAGAACGGAAAGGTGGAACAACTTCCCAATGAGCAAAGCCTTTGAGTTGTTGTCGCCTCCGTACTTGGTTACATAGTGGTAAGTCTTTGGGGAGTTGAGAAGCATCTTAATAGAACTTGAGGAAAGTGCTGCTTTCCCCAAGTACCCGTAGTAATGCTCATCGTGTTTTGCTAACTGCTCAAGGTGGCCTACCTCGTGGTAGATGCCGTCGAGCATCTTAATTTCTTTGTTACTGTAAAACATCGTAAAGCTCGTTGCAGTTAAACCAATCGTTGAACAAGGTTTTCAAAGCAACCTCCTCAACAGGAGAGGTTATGCTGTATTCCTTGCGAGTAAACCAGTCTTTGTAAATGTAGTAGAAACGAGAATTGTTGCCTCTACCCTTCATAACGATTTCTTCAGAAGGACCTCCCCAAGAAAGAAGCCAAGTCCATTCATCATCGTCAGGATTGTACGTTAGTGATAACCCGTAGTTATCAAGACCTTCGTGGTCTTGCATAATCATCATTTCCTCGATGTCTTCCATACGGTTGTAAAAGTGTTCTCCGATAGTCATAATAGTTGGTTGTTATTGATTAGTACTGAATGAAATCTGCCATAGTCTCTCTCATCGGGACACCATTCTTGTAAATCTCTGTAGAAGGACACACACCATAATCGACAGCTATCTCGATAAGGTCGTTTAGATTGTCAGAGTCAAGTTCGACACGATTGATAATCATTGAATAATTCATAGTTGGTTGTTTTTTAGTTAGTTCCATAAGCAAGTTTAAAAAAAGTTTAGTTGTTAACAAAAAAGTTTACTCATTTATTTTGTTAGCGAGGTAAGTCGGCAAAAAGCCAACCGTCTTTACAATCCTTCTTCTATCACTAAAATGAGAGGTGGTGGGAAGCCCACCTTTCTCCTCCCATTTCGGCTCCGCTATTTGCTTTAGATTAAAAACATATATCCCTTCCGGTGTGCTATTGATATACATAGGCGTAGTTCCAAACTCGTTGCTGCGCTTTATGAGCGCATCATACTTGTCCTTCTCTATCAATAGTTCGTCATAGTGCTTGTTGCGGCACTTGAGTTCTATATCCATCTTGTGCTTCAAGGAGTAGCAGTCGAATCTTGAATACTGCTTCTCGCTTTTCTGCAAGTCGGGGACGTGGGTTATACGTAATATGTTAAACAGGTCTATCTCCCTCATAGGATTGGTATAGACCTTTTAGGTCGTTTATATATTGCTTCCACTCTTTTGGCGCACAAGGGCACGGGATAGCAAATTTGTGGCTGAATACCCTTGCGTGTATTCTTGCTAAAGGTTCTTGGTATTCTTCCTTTATAGCTCTGCCGTCAAAGGCAGAAAAGAACTGCTTGAGGGTTTCATACTCCCCTGCTTCCAAGCAGGAGATTTGACTCTTGCGAGGAAACAGTTTGTTTAGCTTTTCCTTGCGAGCATCACAACCACAATCTACACCGGTGGCTTCGCTGAACCAATCAACGGCAGCCTTGATACCGGTGGCCTTTGTAATCTTTTCAATATCATCTCCCAAGCCCTTGGACTTGTTCTTGCTTCCTTTAGGTCTACCCCTCTTTTTGGCCGGTGCGGTATTCTCGATACTTTTCTCCGTGCTTTTGCTGGATTTTTGTTCTGACATTTTTCAGTGTATTAAATATTGAACTTTGACTTATTCTGCTTCCTTCGCTCAACTCACGGATTGTTTCGTTGTCTCCGTAGTATATCTCAAATATCTTCTTGTCGTACCAATGCATATCCTCAAGGGTTTCTCCGATATCAACCAAAAGCTCCTCAAGGGTTTCTTTGCAGTTTTCAGTATCATCTGCCTCAAAAGGTAAATCTTCCTGTACAGGCAGGAAGGCCTTCTTGCTTCGGCAATGGTCGTAGTATAAGTTTCGTAAAGTAACGTAAACGTAGAAGGTGTTTACATCGTCATCCCCGTATTTTATCTGCTCGTAAGTTGTTTTGTCGTACAACTTTATATACATCTCTTGCACAAGCTCACGAGCACCATCTTCGGACAAGCCAAAGGACAATGCCATACGCATCCAATCAGCATCTCGCAAGGCGAGTTTCTCAAGCAGAATCATTCAACGGTTTATTCATTCCGTTGAAATATACACTATAATTCGACACGGTCGATTAAATCCTCAACTTTTTTCTTAAGTTCCTTGTTTTCCTTGCGGAGTTGTTGTATGTCAATCTTGAGATATCCGTTCTCAAGCTGCGCATCTAAAATGCGCTTCTCAATATTTTCGATTGACGTCATACAAAAGCTGATAGTTGAATATAAGTTCTCGAGTTGTAGTAACACAATACGGTCTCCCTTGTTGTGTTCTATCATACTCCCTATCATAAGGAGCTGCTCCCGTAGAGCCATAGTAGCAAAACCATCCATTTAGCATTCCAGTTCTTGTACTATTAGATATTCCAATTCATCAAACACTTCCCCAAGGTCAAGTTCTTGAAGGTCGGAGTTGTAAATACTTTCAACCTCCCACTCATCAGCGATATGAGGAATGCCTTCAAAGTAGTCGGCTGATTGGCCTTCGTGGAAATTTACCTTTGCATACCAATCGCAGCCTTGTATCTCAAAGTGCCGTAGGTTCTTGGTGAGCAAAGCCTTTTTGAGCTTTTGCTCTGCAGCGTAATCGTTGACAAGGTTATAAATTTCATCAAAGACAATCTCTCCTTCGGGAGAGAACTTGCTACCGTACATATTGCGGTAGTCGTTCAAATGTTTTAGTAGTTCCTTCATAGTTGGTTAATTTTAATCAATGTTAAATAAATAATTCTTGTAAACCTAAAACCGGACGTAAGTCGGAGTTAGATATTGTCCAATTATCCGTTTTCATCTTGAATGTTGTTCCGTCATCCCGAACAACCTTTTTCCCTTCAGGTGTGAAATAAGCCACTTTCTTGAACAGGTCGGTAGGTATGTACCCGCAAACTGTTAAAACGCTTGTACGCTTATTTAAACTACAAAATAGATAGTAGTCGCAGTCATAGTTCAGCTGCGAAGCTATAAGATTGTTTACATAGTGGGGTTTCGGGTCGACCATTCTGCCCATTGTCTTGACGTCCCACCTCAACCCTTGGGCATCAACAATGTCAAAGCCACCGTCAAAGCCTTCAGCAAATTCAACAGGCAATCCCAATTCTTTCTTGACCGCATACTCGCCAAGAAGCCCAACGTATTGTTGTTCTTGATTTCCGTCAGCGTTCCCTCGCTGACCGATATTATTCTCTTGAAGGTACTGCCATACCTTTACCTTTAGTTCCTTTGGGATTGTTAGTTGTATCATAGTTCTACAAAGTGTTTTAATACTTCTACTTCATCTCTTGATAGTTTACCCCTCAAGTGTACTTGAACGAGTACATCTACCAAAGCCTTATAAGCCTGTCGGTTTATCAGCATAAGTTCTGAACCGGCCTTATCCATTTGCCTTGTTAAAGGTGAAGAACTGAATAAATAATTCATCACGGTTCTGCTCAATCATAAGAAAGTGCCAGCTTATTTTTACAAAAGCAATACGGAACAGGGTTATGTTCCACCAACCTTTGTCGATAAACTGCCAACCAAATAATTCTATATCAAATTGCTTCATCACATTCGTATTAACCTCAACCTTCTTTGATACTTGCGTATCAACAAGGCGGTATTTATTAGTTGGCTTTGTATCTCATCATCCCAACCAAACCTACTCGCTTGGATTGTCAGATTCACTTGGTCGAGCATCAGCATCGTTAGATACTTCTCCACCTGTCGTATGTGCTTCCTCTTGCGTGTCATCTTTTACTTTTTTAATTGCCTGTTGCTTAAATATCCTATCGGCTATTTTATTGCCGACTCTATCCATTGCCCTTCGTTGCCTCCGGTTAGGCTTATGGTCTTTCATTTCTCTTTGTCTCTTTCTCAACCTCGCATTTGCTATGCGTAGGAATTGTTCCATCTGCCTCATAGTAGGTTTTTTAATCTTAAACATTCGTGGTTCAATACTTTGTTTCTTTCTTCAGCTCTTTTAAGGGCCTTTGAAGTCGCTTTAAGTTTATGCTGAAGAACCTCACGCTCGGATTCATATTTGTCCTCTAAACGCTTTATTCTACGTTCATAGCTATCTTGGTACTGGCGCACCAAAGATTCATCTCCTACCCTTGCTACCCTGTTGTTTAGAACTTCCTGCAAGTCAGAGTCATATTCTTCAGCGCACCTTGCTATTTCTTCGCTGAAAAGGTGGTACACCCTTGCGTACGTTTTATCGTTGATTAAATTCCACTTGTGGTTCTTCCGGCTATGGATAACCGTTGCGTGGTCTCTGCTGATTATCCGGCCTATGGTTTTCATTGGAAGCATCGTTTGCTCCAAACAAGCCACGGCAAAAGCGTGGCGGTGTATTACATTGTATCGTTGCCTGTTGTTTTGTACGTTATGCTCTTTGCATACGCTTTCCCACAAATCTTGAATTGAAGTTCTTTGTTCTAAAATAATCATAGTAGTCTATTGTGTATATCTTTTAGCCATTGTTTCTTGCTTGGAACATCGCCATACTTAACGTGGCAAGGCCTACATACGGCCATCAAGTTCTCAATCGTATCAGCTGCCTTTGAGCCTCCCATACCTCGTGCCTCGATATGGTGGATATCTACGGCTTTGGAACCGCATACCTCGCAAGGTATGAAGTCCTCAAGGCCATAGTTAAAGTACTCAAGATATATCTTCGTGTGCTTCTTCACTTTTCTTTCTTTCGTGGTATACAAGGCTTTTCATTTCCTCAACAAAACATAGTGGTGTGTACCAATCGGATTGGCCAAGCCCACTCATACGGTTTTGTATGTAGTCAAGTATTTCTTCTCTTGTTCTCATCTTGCAAGTAGTGTATCGTTAGCAGTAGCAATGCGGTGCTTGTCGCCTATGTAGTAGTTCCAATAAGCGTCAACCGTGTCGGCAGATTTGTACTCGTCTGGCATACATTGTGGTGGCTGCTCAAACTTGTTGATTGGAATGTTAGGCGGGAGGTCGGCAAGTGCCTCCTCGCATTTCTCAATAGTCAAATGCTTACGGCCGTATCTACGGGTGTATTCTCGACCAAGAGCCATCATATGCAGGTAAACCCATTGGTAGTGGTTAGCATCGGAACGAGTCCATACCGCTGACGGGTGGTTCTTGTGTGTTGCCTTGTAAGGCACATTGTCGTTGCCTAACTCACGGTGGGCAGTACATAGCAGTTGAGCTGATTCGAGAATCATTTTGACAACGTGCTTGTTGTACATAAGTCTTGCTGAACGGTCAGGACAAGAATGTAAATAGAAAATGTTCATAGTAGAAATAGTTGGTTATATTCTCAATGTTAAAAAAAATAATTGGATTACAGGGTTAGCTGCTCATTATTTTCTCGCATTTGCTTGATAAGGTCGACACCTGCTATCTCGAAGCCTACGTTCCCAATCTTGCTTCGTAACACAACAGGTTCTTGCATTGCCGTTGGTCGGCCACCGGTTTCCATCTCCTTGACCTTGCGAACGTGCAAGTGGCTATACATCCAATCCGTAGGGTGCTGCGAGTACCGGTGTATCACCATAAAATCTGAAGCCCTGTTGACCCACTTACCGCCACCTTCAGAATCAGCAGCCATTGGTGGGCTTGGAAAGCCTTCGTAGTTTTGACCTCGCTTGTTGGTTCTCCGTAACGCTTCCGTTACTGCGTGGGTATTCAGCCAAATGCTCACATTGTTCTTTGAGCAGAACATACGCATCATACTTGCTGCAAGGTAGTCGTAGTCGTGTCCGGTAAGGCCGGACAAAGCGTCCTTATCTTTTGCGAGAGAGTTGTACGGGTCTATCAAGAAGCCTTGGTACGGCCACTCGTCATAAACCTCTTGAGCACGTTCCAACAAGCTCTTGTAGGTAAGCAAGTCAGATATGTCCATAATCATAAAAAACTGCTGCAAGTACATAAGGCTTGTTTCAAACTTTGCCGGTGGTAGTTTCTCAAGCACCTCGCCATTGTAATACTCAATGAGCTTTTTCATTATGGAATACGGCTCATTCTCGCTTGAATATATGAGCCATTTAATACCGTGCTTCAAAGAAAGCACAAGCATTAGGTAAATAGTCAAACTTGTTTTACCCACGTTAGCGTGGCCAAGTATGATATTAAAGTTCTTTGGTTTGAATCGAAGGAATTGGTCAATGGCTTCGTGACCAAACTTGTATCCTTCTTTTACACGGCCTTCTCGTACCGCTAATAAATCTTCGTGTAGTTTGCTAAAATCAATCGTATTCTTCATCATCGTTCCCTATGTCAAGTCTGCGAAGCATTATTTCGTATTGCTCACGTAGTTCAGCGTATTCAATTTGCAGTCGGTAGTAATCTACTGCAAGTTCCTTATACGCCAAGTCCTTACGCCACAATGCTTCTTGTAAAAATTTTTCTAAATCCTCCATACCCAATTATAAAAAAAAAGGGTGGGTTTTTAGCCCACCCCTTGCGAGTATTTTTTTTTAGAAAGGAAGGTCATCTTCCTGCTCACGAACTTGAGCCGGTGCAGGTGTTGGTGCTTCCTGCTTTGGCTCTTTGTTTACCCAATCGTTAAAGATATCTGCTACCTGCAATACTTGGGAAGCCTTGAGGCCCATTCCTGCTGCGTATTCTACGGCAGCTTTTAAGGCTACCTGACGGACAATTAACTTGTCTTTTGAACCACCGCCTCCGGCTGAAGGCTTATACCCTCCACCGCCTCCGGAATAGTTGCTATTAGGGTTTACCCTTTTGAATCTTGATTTCTCTACATCATAAGTGTAGTTAAATTCCTCACCGGCTTTTGGTTCCCAAGTCTTGGTAAGAATAGAACCGGATTGGCCATTGTCAAGGTGGAGCTTGTAGATTTTAAAGTCGTTCCACGTTGTTTCGAACATTACGTCCTTGATAGTTGCTGTTTTCATATTTATTGAATTTAATATACAGGATTAATAGTTTCTCCGTTTTCGCTCACAAGGGCATCGCCCTCCCAATGAATGGCGTAGAATAAAGGTGCGCCTTCGTCATAAATATCGTCATAAGACCATAGGGCTTCTTCTACTGTAAACACATCACCGAAGTCGTTAAAAACATAGCCTCCGGTGTTGTAAGGATTCAAGTCCAATTCCTTGAGGTGTGCTGCTGATTCTATCTTTTTCATAGCTCAAAGTATTTTTCCTCAACGTAGGCCGCATCTTCGAAGAGGCCTTGGTCTATAAACATTGTGTACACGCCATCAGCATCGGCTACTTGTACTAAACTGTCGATTTGTTCCCTTGTGTAAATCATTTCTTGTGAAGTTTAATAAATTGGTTGATTAAATCTTGACAGGCTTCGTTGGAAATACCTTTGTGAAGTTCATAATCACGGTAGATATATTGGCGAGTCATTGCGAGTTCGGTTCGTAGAGCTTCTATTTCAGCTTCGTAAACCTTTATTAGTTCGTCTTTCATAGTATTTTAAGTTGGTTGAACAGAACAATGTTAAATAAATTGTTCGGATTCACAAAAAAAAGTT